GCAACTTATGTTTCTTTCTGTAGGCCTCCAACCTAAACAGGTAAACATACGCCGCACAATTTAACCCCCCGGTACAACAGACCGGGGGGTTTCCTTTTATAGAAATTGGTTTGGTTTGGTTAGTTAGGTTATATTAAGTTGGCGGCGCACCCAAGCCAATGCTGAGGGACCACCCCAAAGATAAGTTGCAAGGATCTGCTTGCTATTGGTAATGTCTTTACCTTGTGACCTTGCTCTTTTATATTCTTCTTCAGTTCTACTCAAATAACTGTGCATACGCAATAGAGTATTGCGGCTTAGGTCTGCGCCATTTGCAATATCTCTGGCGCGGGCCAATCCCACAGGTGTACCAGCACGGGCGCTAGGCGCTAGTTCTCTGCGTGTTTCAAGAGCTTTGCGTGCTGCATCCTGTAGTTCTTTTGGTGGAACTGCCATTACATTGCACCCACAACAACACCAATCAGTGTGGTTAATGCAATACCCACAATCCACCACAAACGGTTATCTAGTTTATCAAATCTTTTATCAAATAGTTCTTTGGCATCTTTGATTTCTACACTAAGGTTATCAATATCTGCTGCCATGTGAGCCAAATGATTTTCCTTTATAATGCGTATTTCATTATGAAGATCATTTAACTGCAATTGATGTTCATTGCTGAGTGATTTAGGTCTCATGGCACAGACTTCCTATTATTGTTTAATAAAATTGATAAAGCAAGTACAGTCAAATTAGGATTTTGACTTAGTAATTCCTGTGCCTTAATTGCTTCTTCTTCTGTGAGATCATTTAAAAATTCTTCAAATGTCATAACTATTCCTTAAGATAATTTGCTTCTTATTTCTGTAAGTTCACGTCTACTCTGTTGTATAAGGCAAGGCTTAGGTGTGCCGTTTACTCCATAACTAGGTGTGCTCCACAACCATTCATATTCACCTTCATCTCTAGTTTTGCATAACTTTTTTAGTTTGCGTCTATTGAGATTAAACACATAAACACGGGCTTTGTATTTGCCTAAGGGTAATATTTCTTTTGTCTTAACTATGTCTATGAGGTCTTTTTGCCAAGCGGCATAACTCCATGGACAGTCTTGACGTATTCTATAGAAATATTCTGCCCAATCAGCGTGAGGGTCTTGGTCTTGGTTTTGGCTTGCCACGTCCGCGTCCTTTTGCCATTTTTAATGTTTTCATGTTAGTTCTCCTGTTTTGGTTTATAACCAGCAGCATAAGCTGCTTGGCCTTGACGTTCTGCTTGGCTGCGTGTGGGATATAATTTGCCATAACGTCCCCATCTATAAAATGTTTTACCATTTTTGTTTACTGTTTGTACTGGCATTTTATTTCTTCCCGTTATAATATTCTGTTAGTTCAGCATTGTGTTCTTCTGCTGTGATAGGAATCCATTGACTGCCATCCCAACGCCAAAATTGATCAAATAAGTCTCTGTCATCTGGTGGTAATTGAACAGATGTATATCCCCAATCTGGATTGCTGGTATCATCTGTTGCACCACCATATACACCTGTTGATTTAAGATACATTAGATAATATTGACTCATATTAACCTTCCATATTCATAAATGAACTTAATTGAATGTTGGCACTAAAGTCACCACTATCACCAGTGCCAGGAACAGTGGTTATAGTTATATGTGTATTGGTGTTTGCACTGGGCACAGTGAGTAATTTATTATTAACAAATAACATACCACCTCTAGCGGTAGTTCCTGGCAAGTAACTAGGACCTGCTACAACGTTACCAGTAGTTACATCAATAAATGTGCTGTTGCCTGATGCTTGGAATGCTGCATACACATTTCCATCAGGTCCCATACAACCACCTATGCTTCTTACTGCTGAGTTTAAAGCTAAGTTTGACATAGTATTTGAAGCAGGATCTAATACGCGGATAGAACGTCCACTGGAAGTTAGATAATTTGTAAAATATACATTGCCATTTTTGCCGTTGGCTGCACCCTGTGTATTTTGACTAATTGCAGGTTGACCATATGTGTTGCTGCTTAACACATTTGCTGTAATATCCATACGCAAATAGTGTGTGTTTGCATAGGGACCAAAATACACATTACCATCTTTGATGCTTCTAACACCAGCAATATGTCTATTTGCTGTAGTGCCACTTAACACACCATATGTGCTGGTAAATGCTGTATTAGCTGCGGTATCTATTACCAACATGTCTGTTTGACCAATAGCATAAACTTTATTATTTGCTGCCACAGCAGTAAAATATTTTTTAGTAGATAAACTTATACCCCAATCCTGCAAACTGTAAGAACTATTGGCTGGATCAGCAACCAGCACCTTGTTGTGATCATAGGGTGGCCAATAAATTTTACCATCATCACCTAGGCAACCACCAACAAAGTTATTTGTTGATACTGCACGCAGGTTAAGATTGGTGTTAACTTCTCTGGCTGATAATGTTCTAGGATCTATTTCTAAAATAGTGTTTGCACCTTTGGCACTGGGACACATATAAACATTTCCGTTTGTAGGAAATGCTACTGCTGCTCTGTAAGCATCATTTGTGCTCCATATAACATTGCCCAATGCAACACTATTTGACAATGTTCTGGTTCCTGTAGAAACCCATGTAGCAACTTCATTACTAATTTGAGTAGTGGTCATGTTATACCATTGCGGTGTACCACTCACTGCTGCGTTAACAAAGCCTCCTCTAGCTGCAAACATTAACTGTATCCTTTACTCAACGCTGCAAATACTGTTGTGCCATCTGTAAAGAAGTTTACAATGTCAATTGCGTTAGCAGTTGTGGTTAGTGTCTTAGAACCACCAGCAAACTTCCATGCGCTGGTAGTTGTTAGTGTTTTGCTACCAGTACCATCCTGCGTAATGATCAGCGTGCCACTTGCACCAATGCTGGCATTGCTTAGTGCAATGTTGCTGATGTTGCTGGTTGCTGTCATTGCAAAGATTGAACCATTTGCCATGTTAAGCGTAATGTTACCACCGGTACTGCCAAGGTTAACGCGGGTCTCATTGAACTGCTTTAGAGTAATATTTGTATTGGTTAGTGTTGTGCCAAGGTTTTGATTGACCCAAAGTGTATTACCTGCATTGCGGAATAATATGTCATTGGGTTGAACATTGGTTACATTAACGTCATGAATTTCATCAAGTTCAAAACCATTCTGCACACGCACCAATATTTGACCGTTGCCTGCGTTAGCACGCTGAACTACACCAATGAATACATAGTGTTCTGGTGATTGAGGTTTAACATTGGTAAATGTGCCTGCAACATTACCTAAGTATAGTTTGTCACCTGCGGTATATGAACCTAGGTTTAATCCATCAACAACACCTTGGCTTACAATGTAACCTAACTGTCCAGCGGCAATGTCACCTTTAACAATACCAATTGTTGTGGCGCTATTTGCATCAGTGTTGTTTACTGCACGTCTAACAGTTGCGTGATTACCATTAGCACCACTGAGGTATACTACTTCACCTTTGCTTAGTGTGTTTGCTTCATCATTGAGTGCATACACAACAAGGTCCTGTCCCATAAGCATGACATTGCTGCCATCTAGTCCAACTTGATGTGTGCCATAAGTTGAATTGTAAACAATTTGTCCACTGCTTGGTGCTGTTGTACCTGCTGTGTTAAAACTTACACCATTTACAATTGTATTACCAGCAGTAATATTACCAGTTGTGTTAATATTATTACTGCCAAGACCAAATGCTAGATATTGTTGAACATTAGCATTGCTATAATTAATGTTGGTTATATTACTACCATCACCAACAAAGAAAGCTGCATTTACTGTGCTTGCACTGACATTGCCTGTAAAATTACCAGTAGTGCCAACTATGTTGCCTAAGAATGTGCTTGCGCTAACATTGCCAGCAGTGGTAATGTTTGCACCAGTAAATGTTGTTCTAATAACACCATCTTCTGTAAGCACTAGGTCTGTTTGACCACTGCGTAGTTTTAGAGCCCATTCTTTAGTGCCAAATCCTACAGCGTTGTCTCTGCGGTTTAGTGCAACTGACAAGTTACCATTGCGTGCGCTTGCAGTATTATGTCCATTGGTAACGCTGATTCTAGCACCAGTATTTGATGTTGGCACATCATAGCCAATTGTAGCCCAATGTGGTGAAGCACAAGCACCATCAACAATACGCTGTGCTAGTAATACAGCATTGCCTTCACCTGAACTTTGTCTTGCTGGTGCAAATAGCACATTGCCGCTGTTACCATTAAATGGTGCACCTGCACTGATAATGGTATTGCCTCTGTGTGCTGCTGCCCATAATTGTCTAGCATTACCAGCGCCAACTTGACCTACTGCACCCAATGAAGAATCAGTTGGTGCAGCAACAAAATACATACCAACGCCACCAGGACCGGTAGTTTGATCTCTATTTGATACCACACTAATATATGCAGGAGTGCCAAGTGTGCCGGGCGCTGAGTTAAATGATGTAGTTGACAACCAACTAATGCGTCCTAACTCTTGGTTATTTCTTGCATAAGTTGTTAATGGATCATCTGTGTTCTTACCATTAGCACCAATGAATAACAAGCGTGGACCAGCATTGGTTAATGATGTTGCTTGGTATGTTCCTGTGGTATACTGTTTCAACAGCATCTGTGGGAACACGCCAGTGGTTCCGTAATCTGCATTGGTATTTGCTGTGCCATCCCAAACAATGTTTAGACCAAATGTTTGAATACCATCATTTTCACCGCGGTTGGTTAGGTCAGCATCACCAATTGTTACACCTCTGCGGAAGTTTGCTACTGTTTGGTCTGCACTAAAGTCTGTGCGCCCAAATAGGAAGTTATTGATAACATTGGTGTTTATACTATAATCACTGCTGGTGCCAATGCTGTATGCAAAATTTGTAGTAGCAGGGCCATTTGGACCGTAACCATATTTTAGATCTAGATTATTTAAAAAGTTAAAAGTAATTAATTGTGCGTTTGCACCACCACCATCAAAATCACTTTCTAATGCTACTAATAATCCTGTGGTAGCATCATATGCACCAGGTGATAGCGCACCAAAACTGTTACCATATGGGTCACCTGGGTCAAAATTAAGTGGTTCACTGTATAATGCATTGGCACTCATAAAGATATTGCTGCCACTGGCGCTTACCACATAAGTGCCAGCTGGGAATATGGTAGTGGCTACTGTAGCAAGGGGTTGATCAGTGAAAGCATAATAAGGTTTGACATTGCTGATGTTTAATGCATTATTCTGCATGTCCCGTAAACTGGTTACGCTGATAACATTGCTGCCCGCGGTAGTGCTACCGTTAATACCAATGGTCTTTAATTGTTCACTGCCACTATAACTAAAGAATGGCGCATTAAAGAAATTATCTGTTTGGCTAAGTGCAAAACCTTCACCTCTGATATTTGCGCTGTTGGTTATATCATTATTGCGTTGGCGTGTGGTTACAGTAATCTGCTTATTAGTTGCCAGTGTTAGGTTTGCAGCAGTTTCACTGCTTACACTATTAACATTGGCCAGCGCATTGGCCATACCAATTGTGCCAGTTGTGGTAATTGGACCACCGGTTAGGTTTTCACCAGTGTTAACTTGCGTTACTGTGCCACTACCAGTGATACCAGTTAGGAAAGCACCATTACCTAAAATATATTGACCACTTACATTGGCAGTGGTTGTGATGTTACCTGCTGTGCTAATTGCACCTTGGTATGCACCAATTGCAGAGTTTGCACGGGCTGTGGTATAGTAAAGATTAGCACCTTCAGCTAAATCAGTGGTTGTTTTAGTTGTTAACCAAGCATTACTATTGGTGTTTGCTCTATCAGTTCTAAAGTATAGGTTAGCACCTTCAATTAGATCAGTTGTGCTAGTTGGAATTGGGAAATAAGTTGTGCCATTATTGGTAAATTCCCAACGGCCACTTTGTTCATTCCATCTAAGGCTTGTGTTAGTTGCAGTTGGACGGTTAGCAATGATCTGCACATTTGAATTTGTAGAAGCATTGGCATTTAATACAATGATTTGATCACGCACATACAGGTCAGTAACGTTTTGATAGTTAACATTACCAGTAACATCTAAGTTACCATTAACCTGTAAATTGCCACCAACTGTTAATGGTTGTGTAGCAATGTAGCTAACAACTTGTGCGTTAGTTAAACCACTTACACCGGTTAGTAAACTACCATTACCAATGAAATATGGTGCAGTAACATTACCAACAACTGTTAAAGTACCATTGGCCTGCACATTAGGTGTATCTAGAATAATACCTTTATTGTTGCCTGGTGGCGTTGAAACAGCAGGTACAGATATTTTTATTGGTCTCAATGATTCTGAAATTACTGCAAATTTGCTATCATCATTAGCCGTAGTAATTGCAAAATTAGGATTAAGTGTTAAAAGACCAGTTAGTAAAAAAAGTTTATCAGTATTAATAGTGGTATTTCCACTATTAGTGGTTAAGTTAAAATCGCCTATTAAAGTTCGCACATTATTTGTATAAACTGTGGTTGCATTTACATTTCCGGCACTAATATTACTTGATGTAGTAATAGTATTACTACCAAATCCAGTAGCTAGAAAACTTGCAACATTAGCATTGCTGTAAGTTGCTGGCAAGCCTGTTAATAAACTACCATTACCAATAAAGAAATTACCAACAACATTACTTGTAGCAACAATACCAACAGTATTAACATTTGATGTAGCAATAACATTACCACCAGTAATGTTACCACTGGTAGTAATTGCTGCTGTACTGCTTAATGAAAATACACCAGTGCTGCTGTTATACAATAATGGAGTAGTTGCACTAACATTACCACGTGCTCTTGCCGCAGTAAAATATAGATTTGTATTTTCAGCAATATTTGCTGTGGTTAGTGTTGCACTTGAACCTAATGGTATTGTTATACCATTGATAATAACATTGCTGTTAGATAAATCACTATTTGGTATTAAACCACCACCATCAAATTTGACATAGGATGCTTTATAATTTACACCATCATAGATAATACTAATAAGTGTATTAGATTCAGCAATAGTATTAATTACAGAAGAATTACCAGCAAAATCCCAATTGGCTGTACTGCTTGGTCCCCATAACCAATTACCAATATCATCTTGTTGAATAAGAACCGTTAAACCATGTCCAGTTGAAACATTGGCAAATGCAACATTGGTTACATTGCCTACTAGTCTCATATTATGCACAGTACCTAGTGCAGCATCTAATGTAACTGTACCGCTGACATTACCATGGTTATAAACAGTTTCTTTATAGTTTTTAAGTGTAATTGCGCTACTTTCAATGGCGCTAACAACTCTTGTATTGGTAAAATAAAGGTTTGAACCTTCAACAATATCCTGTGTTTTAAGGCTTTGACTTAGTGTTAAGGTGTTTGCAGCATCATTATAAGTAAATGTTAAATTACCTGATGTTTGTAGCAAGTTTGCAACACGGTCATCAACTTTTTCTGCGTTGAAGTCTAAACCTGCATCAACAACATATGCTAATACTCTAGCATTGGTATAATAAAGATTTGTATTGCCTTCAGCAAGATCATCTGTGGTCTTGCCACTGAATAAAGCAGCATCATCAATGCTGATTACACCGGTTACTTGGTTAAAATTAATTGGTGCATTGCCACTTATAGCAGCTCTAACATCTGCTTCAGTAACAGCACCTAATGAAACTATTAAATTTGTTTCATCAGTTGAAACAGCTACTAAAGTGTTTGCAACAACAATATTACTGACAATTGAGTTACTGTCAGCTTCAGTAACAGTAACATTGGCAGTGGTTGTACTTACATTTACCTGTACATTGCTAATTAAAGCGGTTACATTAGCCATCTAGATCTCCTTAAGTTGATGCTGTATCTAGAGCTATGAATCCACCATTCTGAACTGTTTCCTGTGAAGGATCTCCGGTTTTCACACCTGGTTCCCAACGCTCCATAACAAGAAAACGCACAACATTTTTATTTGAAGTAAATGTATTTGCGCCATCTTGCCATTCAAAACTTACCACAGTTGCAGCCACATTAGCGCGGGCATTTGGAAAAACATTGCCTGTGTATCTATTGGGTGGTATAGTGAATGAAACTACACCAGTTGTGGTGTTTGAAGTACTGATATATCCGGATGGAACAACGCCAACGTTGGCAAAATATCCTTTGACTCTGGTTTCTGTAAAGTTTGGTTCACCTGTAGATCTATCATACGCTACTTGATCAAGTACAATAGTTTGATAGTCACTGCTAAAAGTGTACCCACTTACATTTGCACCAAAATTAAATGTATATCTTTTTTGGCTGCGTGGGAATAACTCTACAACAATAGTGTCTGGACCACCAATATAGTCCGCAAAATCTAAAAGTCTATTTGACATGGGCGTCTCCTGAGGGAACTGCATCAAAACTGAGGTTTATGATGCTAATATACTATTTAGCTGTTTTTAAAAAATAAGTATTAAACAATAATCATTTCACGGTATTTTCTAAGATATCTTATATAAACAGCACCACTACCACCAAATGCACCACTATATGATACACCATCAAGTGGATTTGTATAATAATTGATTGCTGTCTTAAAGATAGCACCTGTGAACCACCCATAAAACCTAGGTCCTGCACCACCGCCTCCGCCACCTAAACCATCAGTACCACCGGTGCTGAATACAAGGCGGCTACCACCTGCACCGCCGCCTCCTAATCCACCAGGTGCTCCACTGATTGGATTCCAAGTACCGCCACCACCGCCTCCACCAGCATAAAATTCTGAACCAGTAATTGTAATTCTTGTACCCGCACCACCATTACCACCATTACCGCCTGTATTATTAGCTGGACCAAAAAATCCAGTAGTAATACTACCACCGGTACCTAATCCAGCAGATCCATGGCCACCTCCTCCGGAAGTTTCTCTCCAAGTAAGTGTAGCATTGCCATATGTTCTAATACCATCAGCACCACCGCTGCCACTAATTTGACCACTGCGGCCTCCGGCTGCAGTAATATTTGAAAATGGAGTATTAAAATGACTGCTTAAAGTAGAATTACCTACACCAATAGTATAATTTGCTAAACTAAATCCGTTATTAGTAATAGTTGTTGAGGTAACTCGGCCTCCTTCACCACCTGCTCCAGAATTAGCTGTAAAAGATCCTAATTCTTTTGCTGTTAGCTGTGCATTTGTTAAACCTGAAGGAGAATTTGTCCAAAAGCCACTTTCACCATTGCCACCACCGCCAATTACAACAACGTCAATGTTTGCTCCACTATAGGTGCCTACATTTGTAACAGTAAGATTAGCTAAACCTATTGTATCAAATTTATGTACAGTATATTCACCTGATAAATTATCTACTCCGCCGGTAAATGTTGAAATATTTCCGCCAGTTGCAGTAAATGTATTTGCTTGTCTAATTAGAACATTACTAGTACTTGTAGCTAATTGTGTATTTGCTAAACTAAAAATTTTAACTTGCACACTAACATTTGTATTACTATTATATTCATAAAATTTATCTAGATTTCTTACAAGTGTCCCTGTACCAGCACCATTGGTTACTAGTGTGCCTGAAAGTGCAGCATTACCAAAATGTTCAACATTGGCACCTAATATTTCAAATCTTAATGTTTTTGAAATTAAATTACTTGATACGGTCCAGGTAACTGTTTGACCAAAATTACTTAATGAAGGTGTAAGAGTCAGCGTGGTACTAATAGTAGTTAAATTTTTTGTTTTATCTAAATAAAATCTTCTACTAATAGACATAATAATTCCTTATGGTCTTGCGGGCCAAACAATCTCTTCAACAGTATTTACTGAGACTGTATCTGGCATGTCACGTAATGCTTGTCTATATGTTTGCCATTGGTTATATAAGTCATCACCTAGTCTAGTTTTAGCAGATAAAGTATCTGTCCAATCACTATTGCGTAATAAATTAGCACGCTTACTGCGTATGTAATCTGCAATGTTAGGTTGGAATGGCTCACGCTCTTCAATTGCCATGGTTTGTAAATTAACTTTTTTCTTACTAGCATTATCTAGATAACCATCTAGATATGACCAATGAGGATTATTAGCAAGATTTTTTGCTAACATTTCATCATTCATATCTATGCAGCGTTCAATAAGACCAGTATCTCTGTGATATAATATTCTATACATTATTTTTTGCCCTTATTGAGTTTTAGAAATTGATATTTCATTCCTTCAAATCCTCGGCCAGCAATTGCATTGCCCATTGTGTTATAACCTTCTAACCAAATGTTTGCACTTACCAATGTGCCATTTGCATCACCTGGGAAGAATTCAGCTGGGTTAAGTGTAATAACACCACCAGCTGGAATGAATGCTGTAGGTGGATATGGATCATCTAAATTAAGCACACTACTAGCAGGTGTATAATCATATGTGTAAGTTGAACTATTACCGCTGTATTTGTAAGTAACATTGGCTTTGGTTCTAAATGCTATGGTATATCCACCACCTGATCCACTTACCGGTGGCAAACTACCCACTACTTCTGCAACAGCATCAATACTATAATCTACGTTAGCCTCTAGTCCTCTGAGATCATATTCTACTGGAGTAATAAGTTTACGGTATACTACGTTGCCTGGTAAGCTGGTATTGGCAAGGCCGCCTTCTTGAATTTGTGCGCCTGGTGCAAAGATAATAAAATTATTTGCAGTAATTGTATTAGGTGCAATAACATTACCTGTTACTGTGCCTGGTTTAATATCAGTGTTACCATCTACTGTGTTTACAGGTAAAATGTTCAATGTTGCAGTGGTAAATGTTCTACTGGCTGCACCACTACCTGTGTCCTGCATTTGTATTTCTAGATAGATTGGTGCATCTTTTACCAATGACGCAGTACCTATAGAGAAATTGTAAAATTCATCATCTGTAAAGTAACCATTTGTGCTGGTAACTGCTGTTGGTGTTTGAGTATAAACTACAGGTGTAGCATTACCTGTACTATTGACAACAGCAACACGGGCAAAGTTATAGTTTGTGTTTACAGGTGGTTTAATAGGCACATTAATAAATGTACTGTTGGCATAGAAGCTGCCAAACTGACTTTTTGCAGTTGCTAGAGAAATATTGCCTACAAAGCTACCTGTTGTAGCATTATATTGTTCAGCATTTGAACCTGTTGGGTCATCTACAATTGTAATATTGCCAATGGTTAACACAGCATTACTATTCAATACCCACCAGTTTGTAATACCTGTTACTGGTCCTGGCAAGTCTTCCTGCGTTAACAAATCACCATAAACATCTGCATCATATTCTAACAATACCAATTTGATTGTGATCATACCATCTGCATCTTCAACTTCAGTGGTACGCATTACACGGAATAGTTTATTTGTATAGCCATATAGAGGCACAGTGAGTTTAACCACATCACCTACATCAACTTGCATTGCGCTAAAGTCTGCGGTTAGGTTAATAACTGTGCTGATGCGGCTTTGGTTAAGATCAATGTTTGCTAATTGTGCAACGCGGGTTCTGTCATTAACCATGTCCAAACGGTATTGTAGTTTGTTGTCTGGTTCATTAGGATTACGTATGTTTACATTGGCTTCAGCAAAATAAACATCAGTTTGATCCTTTTGATTCACGCTGGCATATTCAACTTCAATTTGATTGAATAAACTAAACAAATCAGTTGAAGTAATTTGTATTTTGCCTATGATATTATCATCATTGAGCACAAATGCATTTGCAAGTTCACCTGCTGTAGCTGCACGGTTAACAACTACACCAAATTGTCCTTTCTTAGGATTATATGTAAAAAATGCACCACCAGCTTGACAAATTTTATCAATGCTTTGTTTACAGGTATTGAATGTGCTGAGCGCACCATCAATTTGATATCTGCTGTGCTGTTGTGTAACATTGCTGCTATCTGTATAGTTTACCTGTGTATTAGCATATGTAAACCAATCATTAAAACTTGTGGTATCAATCATTGTGTTGCTGATACCTGCGCCATAACGTTCATTGCGTAAGTAGTCTAAGAGCACATTGCTAGGTTCATTAAGTGCGTTATTGATATCAAAAGTAATATTATCTAAACCCAACAAACCATTTTCTTGATCATAATCTATTTCAAAAATAGCAAAGACCAATCCATCCATTGTATTGGCGCTGGTCCAATTGCTAAACTGTCCACTGCCAAGGCCATATGCATTTGCTGCTGTTACGCTACCACCAGGCACTGGGAAAATTTGTTTAGCACTACCACTGCCACCTGCATAAACACGGCAACGCATTTTGCCTGTTACCACAGTACTTGCAGTTGCATTAGGATCAATAATACTTTGTACCACATGTGCATTAGCACCTGATCCAAATACTAATTCAGTGTCACCTCTATAGATCTTGTTTATGCTCCAAGTATCATTGGGTGAATGTTCACTGATAACCATTGCATAGGCCATGGTCTTATTTTGATTCTTAATTTCAGCATCTATAATGATACTGCCTGTGAAATTGCGGCCATAAAGGCGCGGTACTTTGTTGTCTGTGCTTGGAGGTAATTGGATTTTAACACCAGGATCCTTCATGTCCATTTTGGGCACATTGAATACACCTAGAAGTTTTGCAGTACCTAATGCAAGACCAGTGGCAATAATACCTGTTGCTAAACTAGCCCAAGTAAGTGTACCAATAATGGTAGCAGTACTGATACCAATTGCACTTACAATGGCTGTGGCTATTGCTGTAAAAATTGCCATTTATGCACCCTCATATACGTAATTTGTTTCTATTGCACGCCATCCGCGTGCAGCTAAATCAAAGTCTGGACTAATTGACATATTGGTTAACACAAAATTATCAATCATTCCGCGCTCCTTGATCTTTTTACCTGTTTCAATATATTTCATGAGTATCTTATAACCTAAACTTGTATTTCTATATTCAGGTTCTACCCACCAAGCTAATTCTTTTAGTGTGCGTACATGTGGTAACCAAGGATCACTGCAAATTTGTGCAATTAACATTCCTTGTATTTGTCCATCACGCTCTCCTACAATAATGCAACCTGAATTCATAACAGTTGCTAGGAAATTTTGCACACCTTTATAATTATATTCAGGATCATGATAGCTGGCTAATGGCGCACTATTTGCAAAGTTGACCATTAATTGCATGATCCTATCAAAATCTTTTATACCTGCATATCTAATCATACCTACACCTTAATTTAAATTATAATTAAAATCTTCAAAGCCGCGGCCTCCGCCGCCTCCTCCACCATAACCAGTACCACCTGTAAATTTCTTACCAAAGTCAAAGCCAGTGTTGGCAATTACTGCTGTTCTATCAAAACTAATATCACCGGGATAGAATCTTGTTCTATCACTGCTATTGGTTCTTTGGCCTGTGACTTTATTACCTAACAGGGTGTTAATATTTGCACAGGTAACAGTAATGGTATAAACTAAATCACCTTCTAGAATATTTTCTGTTTCATCAATAGAGAAATTAGTAATGATACCTCTGTATCTTTCAAATATTTGACCACTAATTGGCACTAGTGTATCTGTGTTGAAAAAACCTCTGCGTACCACAACATTACCACCTTTGATTGGATAGCTTAACATTATGTCAACGTAATTTTCATTGCTAGGGATACCAGTAAGTGCTATGGCTAAATCACCACCAGTAACCTTAAGGTCATCACGGATTTCATTAATACCTAAGAAAGCACCAAGTTCAGTATAACTGTTACCATCTATGGTAATTGGTTTGTAAGCATTACTAATATAATAAACATTGCCATCTAGATCTAAATCAATGAATAGTGCATGACTAATGTTATTATCTTGTACTGCTGTAATAGGTGTTGCCATCTTTAATCCTCTATAACTTCAACTAATTCAAAATTGTCTGACCATTCTATAAATCTACCTGGTATAACTTTGTAACTTGGCTTTTTGGTCATAACCATTTGCCAAGTTACATTACTGCCCACAACAATGCCTGCGTTTGCTTCAGTATAACCAGCTTGATCAATAAATGGTCTATGAATAGGCACAGCAATGGTGCTGCCACTACCGCGTAATACTCTGCTGGTCACAGTATATGGATATTTGTAATTACCATTCAATTGAACTAGATCACCTGGTTCAAAACATATTGTACCGGCAGTTGTACCAGTTACGTTTGCCATATTCAATGTAAGCGTTAGGTTTGCACCACTGCTTACTTTCACTTGGTTAATCTGTGCTGTGCTTAAACCACCTTGGTATGCAGTAATATAATTTAAATTTGGATTAGTATTACCAATATCAATTACTTCAATGAATACACGGTCTAATCTATCAATTTCTTCCAGCGTATCACGGTAATCTTCCCAAATCATACCGGGCCGTGGCTCAACAATCATTTGCCATGGCACATTACTAGCAATGCTGGCAATTTTAACCTGTCCACTGCGGCTAATTGTTTGGCCTGCAACTTTTCTTCTAATGAATTCTATGCCTACTGCATCATTAATTATTGTTTGTAAGCTCATCTTGGTATTCTCCGTGCGCCAACTTGTGTTACGCTGTAGATAAATTCTGGATCACGTGCAACTAGATCTCTAAAACTTGTTGCATCAACAGCATTTATGTTATAATTTACAACAGTTGAACCACCCAATGCATGATTTGGTACCATTGTACCTGATGTGTTAGGCATAAAGAACTCTGGTCCTTTTTCACCAACAATGTAACCTTGGTTAGCGCGGATTGGACCACCTGCTGCTGCAAATCTAATACCTGTATCAGGTACTTGAGTATTCAATGTCATTGCTGTGCCACCACCACCGCCACCGCCAAATATATTACCAAATGCAGCTAGAATGGTTCTTAAGATGATTGCTCTTAGTGTAATAGCAATTAAATCTCTGATAACACTCTTAGCAAACTCACCAAAGTTAAACTTACCTGTTTTAGCAAAGTCACTGATTGCATTTTCTAGATTACCAAAGACTGCACTGGTAGCATCAACAGCAACTTGGAATGGTGTAACACTATCAGCTAAATTTTCAAGCACGCTTACCATACCAGCACGTTGACTTTGACGCAGGGTATCTTCTACTAAAATTTTATTTTTTAAGGCAGTTATTTCTTCATTATAACCATCTTGAAGAGTTCTTAATCTACGTTCAATATCATCTTTTTGACTTTGTTCAATGGCGTTAGCATAATCTTTTTCTAACTGTGTTCTTTGTGCTAGAAAATTGCCTTCAATTCTAAGTCTTTCAATATTTCTTTGTGTTTCTCTAGAACCTTGATTGCCTACTGCTTGTTGTAATTCTTGTTGTACAATATACCCTTCATATTGACGTTTTACAAGACGTGCTTGGGCTTCTGAAATTTCTTGCAGTAAACGCAGTCTACGCTGTTCTGCTAATACAGCATCATTTACAGCACGGTTGCCATTTCTAATTGTTTGTTCTTGATCAGCATATTTTTTATTGATCTCTTCAATTCTTGCTGCCTTTTCAGCATCAGAAAGTTTATTCAAACTTTCAATTTTTGCAATATCAGCTAATTGTTTTTCATTTAAAGCAGCAAGTTCATTGTTTAATCTAATTTGATCTTGTGTAAGACCAATATTCTTTAATTCAACATCATATTTTTTAGATAAACTAGTTGTTTGTGCTTCAATTGCATTACCAAGTTCAATAGCCTGTGTTATTTGACGTTCATATGCTTCAGCTTCTCTGTTAGCTTTGGCTGCATCACCTGCGCCTGGTCTAAGTGCGCGGCGTGGTGTATTGTTATCTCTACCGGTGGGTGCAGGTGGGTTAACAATTCTATTCCATTGTCCTACAGCAAAATCACCTGTTTTCTTAAGCCGTTCTTCTTGGCGTCCAAGCATACTATTAAATGTATTGCTTGCACCACTTATATCACGTGACAATACCTGTACGCCTGCTTTACCTAAACTATAAATGCCATCTACCAAACCAATAATAGTTTGTGCTAAGCCATATGCTATTGTTGCTGTTGATGCAAAAACACCCTTAAGCGTAGTGAAGATAACACTAGTAACACCACTTAATTCACTGCTGTTACTTAGAGCGGTAATTAAATCAGCAAATGGTGACAGTAAATCCATAAGTGCTAACATTGTACTATTAAATGCTGCGCCTACTACATCAAATGCTTCACCTACACGTTCTGCTGCTTCTGCTTGTGCTTTTTGTTCTGCTGTAATTGTACGTGTGCTTTGCTCAACATTATTCCAATCAATTTGAGCTGCTCTTTTGCCGAGCATGTCAAAGGCCATAGCATTACGCTGTATAGGATCTTCCATCTGTGATAGACCTACAATGGTTTGGCGTAATGCCTCTTCAGGCGTCATTGTTTGAATATCTTCTAGGCTAAAGCCCAACTTTAACAGGTTCTTTTGTGCTTGGCTACCCATCTCGGTAGCGGCTTCCAAGTTGTTGGTCAATTTAGCAATCATTAATGCTGCGTCATCAGCACTACCGCCACTTGCAGCTAATGCAGCACGTAGATTAATGATACTTGCGGCAGCAATACCACTACCAGCTGCAAGGTCACTGATATCATCACCTAACGTAAATGCTGCACTAATAGTTTGAAATGTAGCAACCGCGGCCAACAGTGGAGCCATAGCTGACATTGCCGCCATTGAAGCAGCTTGTAAGCCACGCATTGCAACAGTCATTGCACCAATACCAGCAGCACCAGCAGTACCAGCACTGGCTCCAGCGGCACCTAACGCTTTTGTCTGTGTTTCAGCAGCTTTTAACTTACTTACATATTCTTTGTCATCTAGTTCAAGTGTGACTTTAATTGATGCCATGTTAGTTTCCTTTTAAGTAGCGGCTGAGCCTTTGATTGATATAATCAATGGTAGGTTGGACCATACCTTCTGGTGCCTGCTTACTCCAACCTTCATCTAAACGTTGTGCATAAGGATAGTCACCTGTTATGGTTTTTCTTTGATTATCTTTAACTGTTTTTCTGCGAGCATTGCCTGACTTAATTGGAGTCTTTTCTTTGAAGAAAATATAAGCATCATCCAGCATGTGTTGACCTGCAGATTGATTTAACTGCATAAGTTTTTTAAAATCTTTTAGGTCAATGCTGATTTTCATTTCTTTTCCTTAAACTTCTTATACTTCTCTAACATTTCTTCATCTGTTACTGCTGTAACCTTTTTAGGTGCTGCTAATTTTTTATTCTTATTCATTGCCTTTTCATGTTGATGATTTTCATATGTTAGTGCTGCATCCATAATAAAAATATCAAATGTATTGGCTTCTTGCATTACTTGACTGGGTAACAGTCCATATCTTTTACCCAATGCGTCAATTACCAATACCATGTTTAATTCAACTGACTCCTCTGGCAAATGCTCGCGTGTTAGTTTCCCAGTGTTTCTACCACCTTATGTAAAATTCTAACCATTAGTTTGCCTGGAAAAACCAAACCATCACGGGCAATGACTTCTCCATTTTCATCTAATACTAATCCATTAACAATGCGTACCATTTCCCCAATATTATCTGCGCCTGTCTTGGCCATTTCAACATATTTGTCAATGGGTTGACGGTCTAGGACCCAAAACTCTAGAGGCTCACCATATTCTTTAATGGTGTCCTCATCATCTAGTTCTACTTTGATTAGTACTGGTTTTGCTGCAAGTTGACTTAACTTCATATCTTATTTCTCCATATCTGTATTTTGCAAATGATGAATTGCTGTTAAACAAAACGCAATTCTATTCTTTGATTTTTGTATATCTGTTTCTGCACAACGCAATTCAGCCTGCGTCTTGGCTAGTTCCATCTCAAGTGTCTGCAGAATTTCTTGAGTGGTGTGTTTGTTCCATATCTGCATCTTGTGTACCTACATATTTATTTGAAATTTTAGTTTTTAGTGTGTTATGGTCTGGATTGCAATCTAAACTGCTGCCAAATTTGTTTAGTATTTCAGCATCTGTGTCAACTTCATGACCTTCTCTTGCTAATGCAAATAATCTTGCATCCCATTCTACACCATTAATTGTTATAATTGGTTTTCCCGCATCTACACTACCCTGCCAGATCCATTGATCATCTTCATCCTTGCGGATCAATGATTCAAAAGCTCTATGATGTTTAGGGTGAAACTTCATATTGTTCTCCTACTAATAAACTTATAGGGGGTTTCCCCCCTATAAGCGTTAGTCATTTACTTAGTTCCTGTTACAAAGTCACCTGTAACTGAGATAGTTAAAGGTGATGTCCAAACTGGTGAACCTGGGTTCACAGTTGGGGCTAAGGCTGTTAGATAGCCTGAACCTTCAATGTATCTATCACCGGTGCTGGCACCAGCCCAGTATAGACGGAAGTATGTTAATGTTTTATTGTTTGTTATGGCAAAAATACCAGGGGTACTGTTTGCGCCTGTATAGAATGAAGTGTCATCCAATACCAGTGTCAATGAAATTTCATTGGTTGATGGTGTTGTTACAACATATTCACTTAGGCTGTCTAGCTGCTGCCATCTAAAGGTACCAGGTGAGGCAGAAACAGTCACGTCTGTGAGAGCGGGAATGTTTACTACGTTAGCAACCTGGGCCATAGCGGCGTTGGCATTGGCAAAAGTTCCACTAGCATTGATATCCAAACGTACAAAGTTAGCTGTATCATTTACTGCAATATATGCCATTTGGTTCTCCTTATAGTGTTAAAAATCTATACTCAAAAGTATAGGTGATTTTGTCATCAAATGTATCATTTGAAACTGTGCATTCATTTAAATGACAGTTTGATACACTTAATCTACTGTTCAATATTCTAGAAACAACTGTGTCTATGTCACTGGGTTGATTCTTTGCATCTACAGTAAAATATGCATTCAATGTTATTTCTTTTTGATATACATCTGTTGCAGGACTTAATGTATTAAACATTTCAGTCATTGCGGTTCTATCATAGGATAGATACAACTTCTTCATGTTCTTATCATATAATCTTATACCACCAGCTTCAAACGGCAACTCACTACTAATAGTAACATTGCTGCCTGATAGGCTTGTGGTTAGATTTGCAAGTAATGTATCTCTTATAGCCATTTTATCTTACCCAACTTATTGAACGGCGCCCTCTGGTTCTGCGTGTAAGTTCAAAGCGTGTACGCTTCTCACCATCTGTTACAGCACCACTGGCGTCACTGTCATACCAATCCATCATTGCTAACAGTTCTTGAAACAAATCATTGAATTTATTTTCAAAGTATTTAATTTTTTGAACTTCTGCACTTTCAGGATTGCCAAAGTCTGCTACTTTTGGTAGCAGATATTCTTTGAGTGTATAATAGCAACACATGTCAGTAAAATCACTTTTTCTAGCAAGGATTAAACTGGGATTGAAATCAGGTATATTGTTGATGTCTGAATAACCAGCACCAGCAATACCCAAATATTCTCTCCACTGAGCACTAGCACGGATCTTTTGATTGATCCGTGCTGTGCTCTTTTGTGTTAAATCTTCAATATAATTGTTTAAGGAACCTGGCGCATCAGGTACGTCAGTGAAGTTGACCTCATTCTGTTCAAACAGACGTTGGTCTTTATCTTTCACGTCAGATGCTTCTGCGTAAGCAATTACTGTTCCACCTGATGTTATGAATGCCATGACTTATCCCCTATTCAATTAAGCTGTGGCTAGGTTCTTTGGTAGGTTGTTGCTGCGGAAGAATCTGCAGCCTACTGCCTGGCCAATGAGACCATCTAGCAATGCTTGGTTACCAATGTCACTTAGTGCACCAACTGCGCCAGTTGAAATACCAACTTGGTTTAACTGCTTGGCTAGTGCTAGTTCATGCACAGGTGTTACTGCGGCAATGTAGAAACCAGCTGCGTCTGTTGGAGCATTAGCAGCACGTAGGTTTGCAACTGAAGTTGAGAACTGGTCTAAACTTGCACTGATGTTTGCAGCAGCGCCAGCTACGTTAGAAGCAGCAATACCACGGATCATGTCTGCGTATACACGCACAAAGCCGTTACGTACTGTTGCTACCATCTGGTAGTTGTCCTTGTCAACGTCATTGAACATCTTGATCACTGGCTCACGCTTTACAGCGTATGCTAGTGCTTCTGGGCTCATAACAATTGAAAGGTCTGCGCCTGTTAGAGCAGCAGCAGCATAACCATCCATGCCAATACCTGAAACGTTGGCAATATCTGTTAGTGCTGTTTCTGCGCCTGTGAAAGCAATGCGGAAACCTGCTACGTCTGTTGACTGAGCAAGTGAACGTGATAGGCGTGTTAGAACTGCCTGACGTACTGTTGCTAAACCACCATCTTCTAGTGATTCTTCTGATACTAGTGTACCAGCACCGCGCTTGAGCACAGTGATGCTAACTGCTGTTGGGTCAAAGTCACCTTGTGTACCCTGTGCAGTTAGGATTGAAGCGTTATCAGCAATGCTGACGTTAGCTACGCCAAAAGCGTTCATTTTTGGCACGCGGACCGTATTACCTAGGGCGCCGCTGATGTTAAAAGTATTCATGATGATACTGGGATTTGGAAGCAATACTGCGTTGTCATAGTATGGCATTAAATCCGCAACAACATCTTCATACAGTTCTGAAATTCCACTGGTTGTTGTGGCCATTTTTTATCTCCTGTTTTTAGTTGTTACTGAAGCCTGAGCTACACCGCCTGTTAATTTTCTTTCAGCAAATGAGCCCATTCTGTGGCTTTCTAATTGTTTACGGACCATAGCATCTGTTATTTCACTTCTGCTGAGATTCCTGTTTTTATCACGCACCTGAATATAAGCTGCTCTATAAGCCGGATCCTTAGCCAGTTTGTTTTGATCAACTAACTTGCTGGATACGCCTTCTAAAGGACTCTTATCAGCTGCGTCAAATGTTGCAACTCCTGCTTTAGCCATTGGCAGACCTAGGGTCTTACCAATTAGTGTGACTGCTCCTGCATAGTCTGGTGTTTCACCATCCTGTGTTAGGAAACTATCACCATTGCGTATGGCAAATGTTTCACCTTCCAAATGCAGCATGTTGCGTGCCTTCATGAGGTCCACAACTGCTGATCTTTGTTCAGCGTTCCATTGACCAGGCATACTGTTGTATATCTGACCAATGTGTTCTTTAAGAGCAGCATCTGTTTTAACTCTTTGCAATTCTGCTCTAAGTTCTTCAACTGTTTGCTCTTTTTTCTTTACAGCATCACGTAAGCTGGCAACATTCAAGTCACCATTTTCATGACCTTGTAGACTCTTTACAACCTTTTTTACTTGGTCAAAATTATCTACTTCAAGTTCACCTAGCAAGCGTGTTTTAGCATCTTCCTGGGCTCTTGCTGCAATTCTGTTGGTGTCATCACGTGTATACACACGGACTCCATCAACAAACATTTTACCTTCACGCAATTCCACTTTGGGATTTGCACCTTTCTCAGACTTTCCTGCTTCTGCATTTGCTTCCGCATCAGTAGCTGTATTGACTGGCTGCACATTCTCACCTGCAACTGGCGTACCTACTACGAGCTCATCACTCATAAACTTCTCCTGTTTCTCGCTAGAGTTAGCGTGGTTATGTCAAGATATTTAGAAACCATTGTCAGTGGTTGAACTATTCAACAACTGCCTTAATCTCTCCCGTATCTTGTTACGGAATTCTGTTTTAAACTTGTTATCTTCTTGTTCTTCAGCATCTTCTGCGGCTTCTTCTGCCCGTTCTTCAGCTGAATATTCTTCTGATTCTGATTCCATTGCAGGTGCATTAGCATCTGTGATTGGTCCACCTGTAACCCATGCGTCACAGGTTCTGCTGCTGGCGCACTTGAAGTCAAATGCTTCACAGTAACCTAAGTCACCGGCTGCAACTGTGTCCCATTCACCACCAGTGACACCACCGGCAGCAAGGCCACCTTCAATGCAGCTCAACACTTTTGATGTTTGCACAAATGCAGCGCAATTCCCACAGCGTGATTGTTTGGCTTGTTCAACACTAACGCCCCACTTGTCTGCTAAACGCTGCCAAAAGTCTTCATTGGGCTGCGCGGGGTTTAGAGGACCATAGTTTGCGGTATCAATGGCATGTTGGCGGTTGGCAAGGTTTAGTGCAACATCTTGTGTGGCAGCTGGGCAACTTGCACCATTGGCATATTCCTCAGAATCTTCCATTTCCATTTCTGGTGATTCTTCTTCTTCTGATTCTTTTTCACCAAACATTGCTTCATAGCGTTCTAGTGCGCCCATTAGCATATCAATTTCTTTGATTTCTATTTCAAGCGCACGTCTATTATATTGACGGTTATAGCTAATACTAAAATCTTTAGGCTTTATCATGTTCAGCCAATCAAACCAAATATCCCAAAGTTTAGCTTCACCATTCTCTAGGTTAGTTGCTTTGCGGCGTATCAATGCGCTGAGTTTGTCATCATATATTTCAAGTTGAACACCACTGTTAGCTGCTTTGACTAGGTCTTCACTGCGTAACATGGAAATTTGACTTAGCTTTTGAACTTTGTTATCAACAAGTTCTCTGATTTCTGTAATAGCATCCAAGGGAGGAGCTTTAAATTCATATGTGTAGGATGACTCACCAGTTAAGCTGCTTTGTACTTTAATTACGCTGCCTGGTTCTGCACCTACTTCACCGTTGTTCAACATTGCTGTATTTTCATCAACTACCAGTGTAGGATGGCTACCATATGTAATGGCTGCATATACTTCTGCCATGTCACCATAGATGCTGCGCTGTATTTGCGCTACGTCTTGGATAATGGTTGTACCAATGTTGTTATAGACTTTAGTGCTTTGATAAAATGTTTGTACGGGAATATAGCCTAGCTCATTGGATTGCACAATTCTATATGTGTAATCATCAACTAATTCTAAGCTGGGATCATCAATTGGTGGTAGATATGAATCATCTTTACCAACAAAAACTGTTTCAATGGTTAATGGAGTTATCAAACGGTATACTGTGTGTACATCTGATTTTTCAACTACAATAACAATTTTATGTAATTCTAAATTACCATCTAGATTATATTTGTATTGCCAATTGGTAACTTCTAAAGGACTGTGTATGCGCCATTTTGGCACATCACTGCCAATGGGCTTGATGCAGCTTACATGACATACACCATATACAGTGGTCATGATATCCACTTGACTCATGAACTCATTTATTGAGTTACCTTCTCCATCTACATCATCAACAAATGCATTTACTTCTGGTGTATCAGGCAATGTGCGCTGTGGAGGATTGCGGAAAAGAATAGCATTATATTCACTGGTAATTAGTTTTACATAATTATACAGTGGTGTGTTATCTAATTTTTCCCTATAAAAGCCACCATTAAGTAGATCCTGACCACGGTCTGTGTCATTGGCACTAGTGCCATATTCTACTTTGGCTTTTACTTTTGAAACAACACTTCCATCTGCATTAGTAATATAACTGCTAATGGTTTGACCTGGTGCGTTGGTGTCACCGAGATAGGCTCTTAGATATCTACCATTCTTATATTCAACGCCACCATAATAGCTGTTGATGCACAGCTTCCAGTCTGCTTCATATCTGTCATAGAGACTATTGGTGGTTGTAATAAAAGTGATATAGGGTGATTTACTCATATTGCTCCATAAGTCTCTATTAGTAAAGGGTGGGTGATTGATGCAACTGAGATGGCAAGATATCAGCGTAAATTAAATTTAGGAGTTTAACATGTTCAATCACCCATACTATTTATGCAAGATATTTATTTTGAAGCATTTTACGCCACTTTTGCTATGTTTTTATTTAATGATGTATAAATAAATGTAAGCAACAGTTTTGCTTACAACCATGGAGATATCAAAATGAAAGTTCAAATTAAAGTTTATGAGCATGAATTAGAAAGTGTATTGGATAGAATTCAAGCATGGGGCAGCAATTATGAATGGGCAGATACAGGTCCAAATTTTTATATTGAGTTGAATGTATTGCCTTCACATTACACAGATGCACTCACAGATAGATTTGCAGATGTGGATCATCCCACTGTATCAAGTAAAGAAACAATCAGTGACATCATCAGCAAGTATAAGGCCTCTAACACTAGACCTTCTGCACATGAACAAATGGAACAGTTGCGTCAGCTGTTAAGAGGAGAGTAAAATGAAAATCAAACAAACATATGTTCACAAAGACGTACAGTTTGCTGATATCAATCCCACAGGTTATGATATCAATAAGGTAATTGAATTTTTATCTTACTATAAAAGATTAGCCAATATGGGCATGTGCAAAAAAACGCATCCTAATTGGCAGGACAGCAAACAATATCACATCATTGGTAATAAAATGGCCAGCATATGCAAAGATGCTGAATTAGTTAAGGTCTGTGCTAATATTCTGCGCTATCAATATTGCAATGGCGGAAATTTAAGTCAATATGATTTAAATTTTGTGCAGGGCGTTGAAGTAATGGCACGCAAAGGTCAACCATTTACCCGCAGTCAAAGCTGGCAGTTAGCCATGTTGTTAACTGATCATTGTGATTTTTAAGGAGCATATATGCCACGCAAACCCACACAATTTCACAGAGATGAAACTGAATTTCTAAACAAATGGGGCATCACTGCACATGAACTAGCACTGGTTGAAGAGACCAGTGTTAGTGCTATACATATGCGTGTTATGAATTTTGGCACGCCATTTCAACGGCGTAAAAGGCCCAGTCATTGGGAAAAGAGATATAATAAAACGCTGGGTGAAATTGCAGATGAATTAGGTCTACATCCAGTCAGCGTTATGGTGCGTGAAAAAACCTATGGTACGCCCTATTGTGATGAAGCTTTAAAAGGACAAGGTGGTTGGAATAAAGGTGCCAAAAGAGTAGACCATGATTGGCGTGACTTACCACGCCATAATAAAACATCTACCGCCACATACTTTACACTGGAAGACGCACTAAAACGTCTTAGGAAATTAAAACGTTAGTGTTTCAGCTGTAGATTTAGTTTCAACCGGTTGTATAAATCTAGGACCCTTGTATGATTTACCCTTGCGGGATAGATTGTGCAGGGTCCTTTTCTTCTGCAATCTCACTGCTCTTGCTTGCTGCTTCTTTGATAATTTCTTCATAGCTTTTATCCTCTACTACATATCTATAGCCTAGTGCGCCTGTTTTGTACGCATGGCCTTTTACAATTATTTCACCATCTGTTTTATCAGCACAGGGCCACGCACGGTGAACCTGATAGCCTTTAGCATCATATTCATAATTGAATTCTGCCATTACAGTTTTATTCTTCATCTTTAGACTCTTTTCTAAAAATTGCATCATAGTTGTCTTTATAGGCTTGGCTAGGTGTCCATCCACCTGTGCTGCCTATACTACCACTATGGCCATGGCTTTTGTCTCTCAACTTGCGTAAGAATGGATTACTGTTGATAATCTTTTCATTCTTCTTCCATTGGCTTGACCCTTCTGCGGGTGGACCTTTTTTGCTCATTGCGTTTCTCCGGTTTCTTTTTAAAAATATTATCCCAGTTATCTTCAAACTGTTTACGGTCTTCTATGGGGCGTGGTTTACTGCCCTTGCCTCCGTGCCAACTGTTATTCATGTCTAAATCCTATCCGTAATTAAAATAATTTTCTTATCTTCACCTGTTGGCTTAGTATATCTATCTGCAATAGTTTCTTTGCTGTCCCATTTTAGACTTAGACTTTTTTTGTCTTTGGGCAATCCGGCTGTTTCTCCAATACCAACCCAATTATCTGCAAGATACACGCTGCCTTTTTTACCATTGCCAATAGTAGTAACAATTGCTTTCAAATCATTCTTATATTTGTTATACCAATCCAGCTTTGCTCTAGATCTGATTTGTTTTAATATTTGTGTGCCTAGGTTAGGTATAGGATTAGCAATAATGCAGAATCTTTTGTTATCTGCTACTTCATTGAACATCTTGTCAAATTCTTTTTGTGAAACATTAAAATATTTTAAAATGCTTTTAGGTGTAGGTTTGAATCCACTGCCTAACCAAAAGGTAGCAATGTCCATGCTATCATATGCAATAATATATTTTATGCAACGGCCTACCACACGCGGTGTTTTAACATAACTGTGATATTGCACAACCATATCATTGGCTATGCGTTTATCTTCAAGCGTTTCTGCAATTCTAATTTGTATAGGAGAAAAATTATTACCTGCCATTATACCATTCTCCCTATGTTTCTTTGTAATGATCCCACAAATGTTGTTTGTGGTAAAACTCTTAATGGGAACAGTCTATGTGACACATAGCGCAAACTATCTGCCATATGGTCCCATCCTGATTCTTTGTCTGGAATTCTTGTGCCTGATTTATAGCTATACTTAAGAATGCATTCACGCAGTTTTCTACATTTTGGATCTATAAACAAACGGCGTTGTCCCATTGTGTTGCAGAATAGTGCATTAACACTGGCAATGGCTTCAGCAACAGGAGGATTAGTTGGATCTACCTGTAGTTTGAATCCTGCATTTTGTAATATGATATGATCACTTATGCCGGGACTGTTGGTAGTGCGCTTTGCACCACTGGCATCTGGATAAACTAATATTTGACGTTGATAACCGTAGCGCCTGCGTATTTCCTGTGCTAGTTCATTGGTATCACTGCTGTATATTTCTATTTCATCAATAACATGTAACCAATCTTTGCCTTTGACACATACCACTGCACTCATTGGATTCACGTTGAAGTCAATGCCTACGTGCAGCGCACCAACATCTGGCAATAAATCAGTGTAGGGTTTGATATTTTCTTCAGTAAAGCTGTAAAAGATAACTGAAGTATCAGTAACAAACTGTGCTAGGTATTCAGCTTCAAATGTTTTTACATCTAGGTCACGTTTGGCTGCTTCTATTTCTTCCTGTGGGACATTTCCACCATCAAGCGTGGTGAACTGGAAACTACTCCAATCTTCAGTGTTTCCTGCTTGGATCCAGAGGTCATAGAACCAGTTGCGGCCTTTGGGGCTACCAATGAAAAGAGCATGTCCACCAGTGTCTGACAGCGTTGGCCGCAATACACTATACCATGCTTGGTTATGGATATCACCGCACTCATCCAATACAATAAAGTCATACTTGCCGCCACGCAGATTGTCATAGCTGTCAGTACTACGCACAGTAATAATGCTGTTGTTAATAAGGCGTATTGAAAGATCACTTTCATTGATCTTTTTAGCCCAGTTGCGTTGGATGAGCTGTGTTTTAAGTTCATCCCAAATAACTGTTTTAGCCTGTCTATAAGTTGGAGCAACATAAAGTATCCTGCGGTTTGGATGGCGTGCATATTTGGCCATTTCATTTATACTGAGATAACTTTTACCAAAACGTCTGCCACAGGCTGCTACGCGGAAGCGGCTAGCGCAATCACTGATAGTCTGCTGTGGCGGTGTTAACTGCATAAATGTTCTCTAGGCACAAACCAATAATCCATACAGCCTTTGAAAGGACTGTATTCATTAATGATTCCGCGCTTTCTACATACTGCAACATAATTTAAATTATTAAAATAATCAAATAGATCCTGTGGCGTATAATAAAATAATTTGCATTGGTGTTCTACTATTTCCAATTGGCATACAGGTCTATTAGCACTAATAGTATTCACAGCACCTTTAAGCACATTCAATTCAAAACCCTCAACATCTATCTTAATAAAATCTATATCTGAGAAATTGTAACTGTCTAGCGTAACACATTGAACTGCTTGTGTAGCTCTGGTTCTACGCCTTGTTCTACTAGGATCCCAATAGTATTGATTTTCTAAATGATTATGACCTAGGTTATGTTTAAACAATACAATTTCTGTGGCATAGGCTTTTTCTGCAAGTGCAGTGGTATACAGCGTGGCATTGGCTACATTGTTATCTCTAACAGTATTTTTCCATAATGTTTGTGTTACACCTGTTGGTTCAAAGCACAGCACATGATTAAATCTTTTTGCATAGTGGATAGCATTGCAGGCATTGTTACTGCCAATGTCAATAGCATTGCGGTATTGTTTAATTAATGTTTGTGCAAACTGCCAATTATGTCCTTGATATTGTCCATTACGCAGGCGTTGAATATACAACTTATCAGTAGCATCTACCCAATAAGTGTGATTGTCTTTGCTGTGTATTGGAATAATATCTAACATCAATTAACTGCTGTTAATTAGAAACTTAGTGTTTTGCTTTTCTTGGTATCACGTGATTTAATTTCAGTGCCCCAACCCACAAAGATACAAATCAATGTAATGGGAAATGCCCACCAAGTTAGATGATCTGTAAGATGAGCCCAAGTTAACACAGCACTGAGTAAACTAAAAGTGTTTAGTCCCAATGTGTGATGACTGCTGTCTTGATTTAATTTGTTTAACACTTCCTTCATATCTATATCTCCTGTTAAAAAAAGCTGCCTAAATGTAATGCGGGATTTTTAATCTCTGAATCACGTTAACCTCCCTTGTGTTAACCGTAACGCACATTACATTTAGGTCTTACACATCCGTAGAATCTTCATTGTTTTCTCTTTGTGTAATCCATGGTAGGATTTGATTTTCATCAAGGTTGATTGGTGAATCTGATTGTCCCAAGTACTGCTTGCCTAACCAAATTTGCATCACTGCTGAACCATTAAGTGCGGTATTGATTTGTGCTCTGCGTAGGCTAATATTAAGTGCTACCCTACCTTTTGTGAGTTCTGCGCTAAAGTTATATCTCAGCGTATTTGAATCAATACCAAACCAATCTGCTATTTCAATATCTTTACAGCCAATCTGTGCTAGCTTGTAAACTTCTTCTGGTGGGATAATTGCTTTGTCTCGGCCCACAACTACACCCTCAACCGTCTTGGTGCCCATTTTACGGGCGCGGTTGGGATCTCTCTTTGGGGTAGTGGGATTAGTTTTGCTCATTGTCATGCTCACTTTTTGAGTGTAGGTCAGAAAGCGGTGCTTTCTGTATTGCACTACTATTTAGCGTAATGGTATTTTTTAACTGTTTTTAACTGTGATTTTGTGCAGTTTTATATTTGTGGTAACTGGACTGATTATGCTGTTAGCATGATAAACTGTGTTCTTAAGTGTGTAGTTACTGCTGTTGATAAAATGTTCTAACTGTGCTACGTCAGCATCAGTAAGTGGCTCAGTCTTTAGTGTGAGATCATGAATTGCCACATATTGCACAATTCTGGTGTCTGCTTTGGTTCCCCAATCTAATTTTCTTCTAGCTATTTCTTGCAATTGTTTGTGATTCATAGTTAATATTTAAAAAAGAAAAACCCCAATACAGTTAAGTATTGGGGTTTATCACAACCTTCTTTTTATGAAGTTGAAGGGTACCACCCCTTCAATTTTATTTATAAAAATCCTGAATTTTCCATGCGTTTTAACTTCATATCATGTTTAAATTGTTTGAGCTGACGTTGTAATTTAATTTGATTCTTAATTGTAGCATCTGATGCAGTATAGATAATACTGTAACTGTATTGTATGTTTTCTTTGTCATATTCTAAATGAAAACATTGAAATGACACATATTCATTTTTGCTGTTTTTATACCAAATAGCATCAAATGCACTTAGGTTACTTTGATTCATCAAAGCATAATTTAGATCACTGCATAATTCTCTATCAACATAATTTACACTTACACCCTGTGGAGGTTGATGATGATTAATTGCATACGCCGGATCTGCAATAAAAGCCAAAGCAATTAAAAATATACGCATAGTAATTTCCTGTTTGTTTTTACTATACACATATAATAGCATCTTTAGTGCAGTTGTCAACCACTATTTTATAGATAAATATGAGTTATGAGTCCATTTGAAATAAGATTAGAAATACTAAAGCTGGCACGTGACATATTAAGTGCTAGATCCACCAAACCAGAAGAAATGCCTGGTACAGAAGAAATAATTATTCAAGCAGAAAAATTAAATCAATTTGTAAGCACTACCAGTAAAGCCAGCAATCATTCATGATATTTTGGTTCTGAACTTGCAGTAATGTAACTGCGTTCATATGCATCATGACCTGAGTCAATAGCAGTTGGAGCAAAGCCCATTTCATCTTTCCATTTGATATAACCCCATTGATCAATAGTTGATTGATCCAAATGCCATTTACTCCAATAAGTGAAGCAATAGGCATTCCATAATCTAGGATATTTGATATGGGATATATTTTTATATGACTTAGCTGTGTCTCTGTAATAGACTACATCAGTTATAATTTGATTGAACTGATCACCTAGAAATTTATCCACATATGATTGCTTATCACCTATAGCTATAGCAAAGTCATATGCAAATTTAGTTCTATCAATTACTGGTAAAATGTACTCAGTTACATGTTTGTAGTTGTATATATTTTTGTTCATAATCATACTATACATGAATTTAATTATTTGTCAAGTGAAAGTTTAATACATCTGCCATCTGCTACGCATCTAGCAGTTTGAATCATAAAAGCAATTGCTCCGTATTCACTACGCATTGCTTTTATTTCTTCAAATACGTGTAATTAAACAAGTAATGTTGTAGATTTGATGATAGCAAGTGGCAGTCAGAAGGAACCTGTTGCAAGGTTCCTTTTAAAAAAGACTTGATGATTAGCCGTCTAGTCTGGAAGGACGCAGGTATTTGTTTATACACTCAATGCAAGGGACCTCACGCTCATTCCCTACCTGCCGTGGCATGCTTTTCAGCACTAGCAACTGCGTTACCTTATATGTTGCCTGTTTATGCATTATGTGAGTGTTGCCGCATGTTAACATTCATGCTATAACAACCCGTTGAGTATCCTAGTTCTCACTCTCAAACCCGCTTCCCTTTCAGGATAATTGCTGCCGCAATGGGGGTGGATCATTATGTTACGTGTGTCCTTCTCAGGGGACTTTTTCCACAGTGGTATTACAAACTGGCCCACCAACCTTATGTGTTAAATAATTTTTTGGAGAATACAGAAATGTTTTAATTTCTGTAGCCTCCATACATACTTATCATGAAAGTGTGAAAACACCACTAAAACAGGTGATTTTGACGCTTTTTACTAAATATATGTGTGCGGCATTGATACTCCATTATCATTCCTCATGCATCTGCCATAGTGCAACTTATGTTTCTTTCTGTAGGCCTCCAACCTAAACAGGTAAACATACGCCGCACAATTTAACCCCCCGGTACAACAGACCGGGGGGTTTCCTTTTATAGAAATTGGTTTGGTTTGGTTGGTTAGGTTATATTAAGTTGGCGGCGCACCCAAGCCAATGCTGAGGGACCACCCCAAAGATAAGTTGCAAGGATCTGCTTGCTATTGGTAATGTCTTTACCTTGTGACCTTGCTCTTTTATATTCTTC